ATATGTACTGGCTATTGTACTTCCTGTTAATGCCATAATATTTTCCTATTTGTTAAAATTTTAAACAATGTCTTCCCACTTTCGATGTTCGTTCTCCCATGTGTCATTTATTTTGTTCCATAAATCTCTGGCAAGACGGGCTGTTTGGGTAACCATAGATGTAATTCTTAATCTTAATCCTAACATATTAGCCTACATATGCAACGACTTTGCCTGAAGCTAGGGTGAATCCTGTCCACCTACCGAAGATGGTCATGCCTTGAGGAAAGGTTACGCTATCAGATGCTGCACCTGCGTTTGAATCTATAGATGTACCAGTTCCAGCATCATCTGGATATAACTGCTCTGTTTCTGCAATCAGACCACCGCTTCCACTTGCGAAAACTGAATCTTCTATGAATTGGATTGCTACAAAAACGCCTATAGCGTTAGTACAGGCAGTAGTTCCTGTTACGAGTATTGAGCCAGATTGACCCAGTGATAAGTTTTGAGCTTCAGATACGCTAAATTGTGTCATCTTTTTTCTCCTTAGTTATGATGCCTTACCGAGCTTGACAACTCTCATGGGCATCTTGGTTATTTAAAATTTGACGGTAAAATCGCTCTAGTCCCGCCCGTCTTATCTCTTTTTTTCATTCCAAATCTTTTAACAGCCTCATCCCATCGTTTCTGATGCATCATAGACATATTAATACTCACTGCCGATGCATTAGGGTCATGACTCTTTCCGGCTGAATCCATATACAAACATCTTTTTACATAATCAACCAATGCCAGATGCAGTGAATTATCTATATCAGGAACATCGCTTAACGATGATACATTATTCGGTTCAGCATAATAATAAAGTAATATACCATCAGTGACTGCTTCCTGTATTGCTTTCCATTCTTTTCTTGCGGTTGTATTTGCATTACCACTACTATCAACACTTGTAATTAAACAAAATGAATCACCCTCTATAAACCATCTACAAGAACTATCTGGGTATGATATATTACTAGCCATTATTCACTATCCGGAGCTTTTAATACCGATTCACTTGTAACATCTGTCAATAATATATTCGTATCCAATAATCTCGGTATCTGTATATAATCACCATCATCATCCATAAAATAAACCTTAAAAATCTTATTTACCTCTAATACATTATCAGATGAATCTTTAGCTGCATCTCCTAAATCATACCACATCTGGTCAGCAACTGTACTAATTTTAGCGTGTACTACTTTTGAATTGTACATACCGGCTTCCACCAACGCATCATTAATCAAATTCATAATATAATTTTCAGGAGTGCCTGGAAATACTTGTCTAACTCTAGAAATAATTTGCTTAACTGTCATTGAATGTACAGCCATCACTTCAACCTAGCTAATTCTTTTTGATAATCATCTTTTAATTGAGCAATTACAGGATTTAATAATTCTATATCTTCCTCATTAGCCAGCATATATTCAGCTGCTTTTATAGCAGCGGAAAGAACAACAGTCCGTTCAGCCTCATCTGGAAATACAGATATCGCAGTAGCATTATAAGCTACAGATGGGTATTGAACTTCAGAATATTTACAGGAACCGCCCACTGGCAATACATCTATTGAATTATTTTCAACATAATATACAGGGTCAGTGACAGTAGCATAATTCATATCTTCAGAATCTGAAAACCTTCCCTTTTGAAAAGAATCAACTTTTCTACAAGGCTGGTCAATATCTCCATCATTTCTGAACACTTCTAATATTTTACCAGTATTTAAAGTGTCAGCACTACCAGATGTAAATGTCTGCTGACTTGCACAAAGTTTAAGTAAATCTTCAGGTAATGCACTTATAACTTCTTTCGCAGAATCTGTAAGCCATTGAGTCGTATGAACTCTATATGTTTCCCCAGTCGGAGAATCAGTATTATAATCAGCATTAAAACCAGTTAAAGCACTTATCTCAGCTGCAAAATCCCAAGCCATTATGTACTCGCTACAAAGACTTCAACATCACAAGCAGCTGTATCAGCAGCACAAGTTATATCAACTAAATCACCGAATGAATTAGGAGTTATTCCAGCAGCATCAGCAGAATCCATAGTATCTTTTACTCCACCCAATAAATCGGCACAATATAAAAAAGAACATCCTTTATCAACTTTTACACCAAACTCATCATTATTTTCATTTTTTAAAACCAATGCGATATGATTAGTACTATCTAAATTTGTAATTCTTATATATCTAACATTATCCTCATCGAATTGACCTGCTAAATATGTTTTAGATAATTCAGTATTATAAGCTGCTCCAAATCCAAGTAATCCAATCTCATCAGTACCTATATTAACAATTCTTTTTACTATAGACGCAATACTCCCAACTTCTAGTACTCTTTTAGAACCATAATCTTGATTTTCAAGTATAATATCTTCTTGTATTTTAACTTTTAGTGTACCAGCCATTATTTCTTCTTCTTTTTACTAGGTTTCTTCTTTTTTAAAGCTCTTTTATGCTCTTTTAAAGCTTTCTTTCTTGCTTTACCTTTTTTACCAATATAATGTTTAGGCATATTTTCTCCTATTCATATCTTCGATATCTTTTTCTATAGTTGTAGTTCTAAATTCGATATCAGTTCTTTTCCCAATCTCACTCATCATATATAAGTTTGTAGTAAACTTAGATTCAGATGACCGCTTACCACACTTCCGGCAATAAAACCATTCGTCTGGATTAGGTACTTTACAATTTATACAATTCTTCATAATTCTTTTAGAGTTTTGGGAGTCGCCTTTTATTGACGACTCCCACAGTACTCTAAAACTGTTAATCCTTATTTATTCGGATTAAAATTAGGCAGCAGCAGTGCCAAATGCACATTCAGAAGCATCATAAGCTAATCCATTAACGTACCATATAGCGCCATCAGTGAAGATATCAAATCTATCACCGGGGGTTGCAGCAGCGCTACAGTTAATGAAATCATCTCCAGATACGGCGATGTCACCAGCAGCTGTATCAAAGCCGCCAACTTGACCGCAAACAGAGTTACCACTTCCAAAATCAATATTAACTTTCTGATTCATAGTAGCATCACCACTAAAAGTATCTTCTGTTAAAATGATTTTGCAATTCCATCCAGATTTAATATCCGAAAGAGCTGGTAAATCTATTTCAGTTGTTGCAGTTGGATTAACAAGAACCACAGAACCACTTTGGTCTGCCGTTAATGTATAATCAGCTGTTACTTTAACGATTTTTACGTCAAGATTGCTAACTTGACTGTTATCATTCAGATAATCTGCTCTCATCTTAGTTAACTCCTTCCAAATTAATAAGTGCATGAGTCTCAGGAAGAGACACTTCAAGACCTGCTTCTGTAAGAATCATGTCTTTCCGCAAATCTTCATCAGCTTGCTGCACATTAGTAGTTATGGAAGTATCACGGTTAAGACCGTTCCCAACAAGAGGTCTGTAAGACACATGGTCTAAATCAATCAGCATACAGAACCCAGCAGCGAATGTTCTAAACAGTGGCTCTTTAACTAAACTTAAATCACCATGAATAGTTTCAATCTTCATAATCTTATGACCAAATGCTCCATTAGATTGATTAAACACGTATCTATTAGGATTGTTTGCACCTGCTGCATTATCAAGAGACTCACTGACAAAGTTTCCATCGCCTAACTTATTAAAGAAAGACATAACAGGAAGACTTGCCAATGCTAATTTGGAGGTTCCACCACCCCTTGCAGGGTCGTAGATAACCTCAAAATCACTTAAGATATCATCATAAGTCCATTGAGCCGCCGTATTAGACTTGTAATAAGATTTATCTTCAGTATATGACAGTTGTGCACCGCCACCTTCAACTGTTGAATTTCTTATTACCTGCCCAACGATTCCATCACTGTATTGAATACCAGCTCTTGAAGCCTGTTGTCCAAAGAGCATAGCTCTTTCGATATCAACCTTATGTTCTCTAAGCTTAAGATTCCAGATTCTTTGCCATTCATCAGAGTATCCTCTATAAACAGTTGCTCTAGCTGTATTGGACATTTCACAAGCAGTCTTAAAAATCTGGGTATACCCAGTTCCATTTTCTAAGTCTTGAGACCATACATCTGGAGAACCGCTTCCCTCTTGGAAAGATGTTCCAACTACAGTACATTGCGCATTATCAGCAATAGTCATTGCAGAACCGCCCACAGTTGATACTGAGGTAACAGCACATGTTGTTGAGGAACTTCCTTGTGAAACTGTATTAATTCTAACAGTTCCATAAGAAGGAGTTGTACCAGAATCTGTTGCATTTAAAGATACAGCAACTATCATTCCAGGAATTAACCAAGAAACTGCTGCACCTCCAACTGTATCAAATACCAAATCCATAGAACTTCCCTCAGCTACAAGCGTTGCTCCGCCTGTAGACAAGAAACCTCTATCAGCTATTGCTATTTTAGTTCTGTCCTCTAGATACCTAAACTGAGAATCTGAAGTGGGTACTTTTGCAACTTTGGACAAATATACAAAAAATGGTGATTCCTCTGGAGCAAGTTCAGCAATTCTATCGCTAAAGTCAAATAATCGTCTAGACGGTATAGTAGAACTGATAACTGCACCCGGGTCACCAAATTGTAGTTGCCCGCTATTATAAGTAGCCATTTATTTTCTCCTATTTGTTTTATTACAAAACACTATTTCTACTTCCCGCACTAACAATAGAATCCCACATTTTATCTTTGTCAGATTTCGGCATAGAGCCGGACTGACCCTGCAGGACACCAGCTGTACGAGGAGCCTCTTTTGCGGCTTTCACCGCATCCAATGAACTATCACGCTTTGTACGACCTGTAGTATTTGATGTCTTCCAAACATTAACCAATGTACCTAAATCTAAACGGTCCACCGGCTTTGTTG